GCCTAGATTCAAACTACCAAACATATTAACACAATTACGAACTAGTGCGGCAAGTGCTTTGGGCTTACGACCCATATCGCCTTTCATGTCTCCTGCTTCAAATTGGTTAACGTCTGTTGGTGTTAGCAACATGCCCAACGAGTCAACTACAAACAAAACCTTAGGACGTTCTAGTTCTGGTAGTGTTTTGTATTCTTTAACAAACTCACTGATCATCTTGCCCACATCGTCGATCATGGCCATGTTAAGTTTGAGAAGTTTGTCTTCACTTGTGTCTACATTCAATGCGTGTAGCCACTTTTCGTCAAGTGCGTTTTCACTATCTACCAGGATAACATAGATGCCTTGCTTTTGTGCGTTAGCTACCAAGTTACCTGAACAGATAAATGATTTACCTGCGCCAGATTCTCCAGCAAACACGGTAACTTTACCTAGCGGAACACCTTTGTTAAAGTCTCCACTGATCAAATAGTTTAATGCGTAATTGTTTGTGCTGATCCAGTCAGTTGGATCTGTAAAGCCGACGCTAATACCGTCGATACTTTTTGTAATGCTTTTGCGAAATTTTGATACGTCAAATGGTTTAGCCATGATAGTTTCCTTATTGATTATTGTTAGTTTAACACTCTTTTAGAAAAACGTCAACTGGAACGTTTCTCTTAATTAAATCCCGAAAGTCATTTTCACTTTCGGCTTTTGGGGCACAGAACCCACATCTACAAATTCGTTTTTTACATTTAATAATGGGCATTGCTCCATTATCCAATTGATCCTTAAGCGTACTTATAATCTTTTGTGCGTTGTTAATATTTCCTAAAGGTTCTACGTTGCCAGTTGTGCTCATTAGGCAATCCTTATTGGTATATACAGCACCATCTAGTTGCCGCACAAACAAGAAAAACCAATTTACACTACATGACCAACCTTCAAACCCTTGTCTGGGAACAAACCCCACACTAGATTTTAAATCGCCATTGAGACTTAATTTACGTCCGCCACAACAACTACGTCCTTCTTCAATTGCCTGTACCTTGTCTTTGGTTACTTCAGCAGGAACCATCCAGTATGTCTTAAGTGTAGAATATTGTTCGCCTGTATACTGCCATTCCGGTTGTTGGTTATCCAAGGGTTTTGCTGTATAGCGAATACTGTTTTCTTTACAAAATGTAATAACTGATTCAGAGTCTTTGAACAATTCTAGATCGTTGTGCATCATTACTACGCACTTAAATCGTTTATTGTTTTCTTTAAGATACAATAGATTTTTTAGAACTTGATGTTTTTGTTTAGAATAGTTTTCTGAATGATAGCTTACAGTAAACTCATCTATTAGCGGAACAATACGTGCCCATCGACTTTGTCCTACTACTCCATTTGTAGTACAAGTTACAGTTAGATACCACGAATCTTTATATTGTTCATGTTTGTCTTTCACTGCTTTTAGGATCGTAATAATGTCGGGATGGAATAAACTTTCTCCACCATAAACATTTAAAACTACTTTGCGTTGTGATTCTTTCTTATGCCGCATATATTGATCTACGTATTCATACATAAAATCAATTGTGCGTAGACATTCTTCTAGCGGAGGATGCCGAGTTGAGTTGTCGTGACCACCTTCTATACCCGTAGGACAATAGGAACAGTCTAAGTTACATAACTTAGTTAGTTCCCAGTCTAGTAGAAAACTTGGAATATTAGTTGGATCTAATGCAAACCCAATAGAATTTATCTGATTCATAATGAAAGAGTGGGGACCAAAGCCCCCACACTCGATCAGTTAAAGTTATTGCTTCTGACGATTACGAATCATTGCTAAAATATCTTCTGCCTTTTGGCTAGAAGGTTTAGCGGCTTCTACTGGGGCAGTAGGAGTTGGTGCTTCGTCTTCATCTTCAACTACAACTGCTGGCTTTGCTACCGGAGTAGGTGCATCGCCAGCATCTGCTGTTGCTTTTGGCGCCGCATTAGGTGTATCTAAACCGTAAGGTTTGTAATAAGCACCCCATTTGTCGGCATCGTATGCTTGACCATCAACCGATGCTTCAAACATTTCTTTGATAACCTTCAACTCTGTTTCGGTAGGTTGCTTAGGCAAGAAGTCTGACAAGTTAAACAGTCCATGCTCGTCAATAGCCGCTTGTTCTTCTGCTGTTATAGCAGATTCTTTACGTGACCACTTGCTTGTAGAGTAGTCAGCATAGCCACCTTTACTTGTTTTAACAATTTGGAAATCCAAACCACGTTGCAAGTCTGTTGGCAATTCTTCCATTTCTGGATCCATCAATGCCGCTTTGATGATATTAAAGATCTGTGGGCTAATAGTAAAACGACGGATTGGATTGGCCGGCGTCTTGTCATCGCTTAGTGCGTTCTCACGTACAAAGCCTTGGAATACATAGCTCTTCTTCTTCCAATACTTACGACCCATTTCCTCTAGGCTAGGGTCTTTGAACCAAGGACGTACCTCGGCTAGAATTGGACATGCCGCACCATACATTTCCATACATGGAACTTGAACTACAACTGGCTTGCTGTCTGCTTGGCCTTTTACGCCAGCAAATGACAAACGAATCATTGCTCGTTCAGCCCAAAAGAAGCTGTTCTTGGTGTTACCGTCGGGGAGGAATCTAATACGTGTGGTAGAGCCTTCTGCAATGTTCCAATGTGGATAGATAGCGTTGTCGCCACCTGATTGTTTGTTGCCGCCGCGTGTATCTTGCGACTGAAGTTTTGCTCTAATTTCTGCTAAAGTTGTGGCCATGATGTTTTTCCTTTATATAAGATGGTCTTTAAATATGCCTAGATATATTCTAGCACTCCGCTAGTATATAACAATATTATTTAGCTTGTCAAACTGTTTTTTAGATTTTATTACCGAACGCAATAGTTTTGGTAAATCTTTACATTTTGGCTAGCTAAACGGTAAAGCTCTTGCATCTTTTCTGCTTTACTTGTGCTATTATATAACGCATCAAGTGCAGATGTCAACTGTTTTATACGACTATATGGTGTTTTGGCAAGATCATATGCTTCGTCTAGAATAGTATCAAATGTAACAAATCCCATATCACGCAACCGCTGTAAGCTACCCTGCCCACTTACTAGAACAAATGGTTTGCCTGTTGCCAAACAGTTAGCAGTTTTTTCAGTAAACCAAAAGTTATCTATACTGTCAGTTTCACTTACTACTTCAATTTGAAAACGATTCCAAACATTGCCATAACTACGGCAAGCATCGTACCAATCGATCATGCCCATATGATGCTTACTTACTAGATCCACATCAAATGTTTTTGTCTGTAACCATGCAAGCTCATTTTCGTAGTGATTACTAAAGTGCTTCAGGGTTTCGTTTATAAATGGTTTGTTTGGTTGGAATGTAATATATGTATCGTTGGGAAAGGCTGTGTCTAGTTCATATGCTAGGCGTAAACGATTTAGATTGTAACGCCCTAGTGTAGTGCCAACAAACCTTGCCGCAGTTAAGTCACGATCAAACTCTGCAGGCAAGTATTGATTGACGCTGATAAAGATACCTAATTTTAATTGTGTTAAGTTAAAGTCTGGATCTAGGTTGGGGCTGTGTGTTTCGAATGTTACGGTGTTATAAGGAATACCCACAGTAGCACATAGGTACTTGATGAATTGTTCAAATCCGCTAAAGTCTGTGTTTTCGCCATCAAACAGTCGAACCACAATCTGTTGTCCACTATATTGTTTGGCCACAATGTCTAGCAACAAATCTTTACGTGTGATACTGTAGTCCTTGTGTACAAAGAACTGTCCAAGGATGACAATCTCGTTTGGGGTAACGGTAACTGCTTGCTCTATCATATTTGTGTTAGTAAGTACTCGGCCCACATACGATGACCTTGTTCGTTGGGATGGCGACTGTCTTCTTTAAAACAATATTTGCAGGAGTCTAGCAGGTCCATTCTTTTACCAGCACGATCCATTATGTCAAGTACGTCCGGGAATCTAGTTTCATAGTTCATTTGATCGATATGTTCGCTAATAACAATGTGTGTACCATCTTGTACGGTTGTACCCAGCATTACTTCTAGCCATGATTTTTTTACAGGAATATTGCTACACGAGTCTGTAAAGTTATGTGCCACAACAAATTTAATTTTAGGGTATCTCAGTGCCAATGTTTGAATCTGTCCATATGCTGTGGTTACTATTTTTTCTAATACACGCTGTTGAGTTATTAACCCGCGATCAATTAGTTGCAGGTCTTCGTGTCTACCAGACTCTGTTAGAGTAATTACACACACTATCTCGTTGTACTTGAGATTTTTTGCAAGTAACGTTTCCAACCAGGTCAGCATTAGGGTATTTGATCCGCCGGGTAATGCTAAATTCATCCAGTCTGCCCACATGTGTTCAGCCATGACGTTACCGTATATGTGTGCTAGTCTATAGTCAGTATCGTCGATGCCGTTGCGTACTTTAGTCCGGCCTAGGCTGTCTCCGTAAGTCCAGCTATCACCTACTGTAATTAACAGCTTGGTCAATTCTACATCTGTGGGTCTATGTACATACGAATACGGATTGTCAATCATTGACCAACTTGGCACTTCAAACATACTGAGTTAGATCCAATGTGTTTAGTCGATCCCATTGCTCATATACATAAGCATGGAAGCGTACACGATTTAGTACACAACGATAAAAATACTTTTGATAGTCTTGGTATGGATTGTTTATCTTTGCAATGCCATTGAGTGCCACTGTGGCATATTGCTGTTGCTGTTCTCTATCGCCAGCACGTTCGTTTACAATACTGTAGTCAAATATATCTTCGAATATATCAAAGCCTTGTGCTTTTAAGTAATCGCGCAGGCGAGGTTGTCCGTAGACAAAGAAAGGACGTAGACCCAATACTGGCTTCCAAGTCTTTTCACTCATAAAGAAGTTCTCAGGGTTAGTATTAGAAAACTCTGTTTCTGTTACTATGCATAATAAGCTACGATTCCAATTGGCCAAGTCGCCTAGGCTAAAGATATCATTTTTAATCTTACGGCTAACTGTACCTTCGTCTGTGCCCATGTTGCCAAACTCATCGTTAATACCTTGGTCTGGATCAAAGTCTGTGTCTATTGTTAGCGCACGATCACCGGGTAACCCTAAACTAATGAATCCTTCATCTTTAACTGCTAGCAAACGTTCTACTAGTGCCACACGATGTTGATGCGGTTTACGATTTAAACAAATAAACTTACGTGCATTGGTGTGTGGAGCTAGCTCGTAGTCGGGGTAATCACGGAAGTAAAAGTCGCATACCATTGCCCAAAAATCTAAACGGTATTGATCAGCATTACCTATAATAAGATTGGGGCGACCGCATTGTTCAACTGCTTCAAATATTTTTGGTACTGCCGGGTCTACAAAGTTGTGACAAATAACAAACCCGGGATCTGCGCTAGTAATTTGCACTGATAAATCGTTTTCGTGTAGCCATGTAGGATTAATAATCATGGCTCGCTCTACTGTAAGCTGTTGCTTGATTTTTGATTCTAGTATTTGTCTAATTAGATGCTCGACACGGCCAGCTTTCCATGCGTAAGGAAAGCCATTGGTTGACTTTATAATTTCCATAAATGATTGTTTAGTTGTATTTAACGACGGATGCCAGCAAGGCTACGAATAAAATCCAAACTGTCCTGGGATTCATTTACATTTGGTTCTTCTAAAGAACTTGCACCGTATGTATCAGTTGGATGCGCCATTTGCGGGCTTGTTGCGGCTACCCAATTTGTGCCAGCATCATCAACATTATTTTCGCCGTATGTTAACTTGCCGGCTAACTCTGGCATATTGTCTTGTAACCATTTTTTAACTACGGGACGTACATCATAATCAGGTTGATCTTGATAGTTAGCCAAGGCATCATTTAATGCATCGCTACCAATTAACGGTTCTAAACGATCTTTTGCTGTACTAGATGTAATTGGCGATTTTAATAGTTGCTGTAGTG